TAGCCGAATGTGGGTTAAAAGAGGCTCATAATGCGTTCATGTCTTTCCAGGCGTTAAAGAATGTTTCTGGGTGGAGAGATAATCGGGAAATCGAGGTTACAGGCGATTTATCGGTTGAAATGAACGAAATAATGAAAAAGTATGGGGCAGAGAATGTTAGAGACTTTAAAGAGAGACTCAGGCAAGCCCTTAACAATTGATCTTTATAATTTTTCTTTTCCAGAAGTACAGCGGGATATCCGAAGAGTTTGCGAGATAGATCCTTTGGCGTGGTATGAGTTATTCGGTTTGCAGAAGCGTTTCCATGACGATCAAAAAAAGACCAAACTGCTTTGTGGAGGAAATCGATCCGGTAAGTCTCAGGGTGTCGCGTACCATATAGTTGACAAAATAATCAAGAATCCTCGGCAGAAATGGTGGGTTGCTGGTGAAACATTTCAAGATAGCGTTAATATTCAGCAGCAGAAGATTTGGCAGTTGATACCTAAGCACCTGATTAAGTATGGCAAGTTTGACGTTATAAACGGATTTGTTAATCGTAAACTTCTTTTAACGAATGGCTCTTTGATAATCTTCAAGTCTTTTGATCAGCACCGCGAGGCTTTTCAGGGTGACGCGGTAGATGGCTGCTGGTTAGATGAGGAACCGGATTACGATATCTACCAAGAGTGTCGCATGAGGCTGATTGATCGTAACGGAGAAATGGTTATAAGCATGACAAGCCTCAAGGGTATTACTGAGTTATTGGCAGAGTTGTTCGAGGATCATGACGTTATTGAATCTCAATTTTGCCAAGAGTTAAGCAGGGAATTGCCAAGAATAGCTGAGAAGGCTGGGAATAGGCTCTATTTCCTATGGACAACCGAGAATCCATATATTCCTCAAGACCGCGTAGCGTATGAAGCTAAGTTAATGACAGCCCAGGAAAAGCTGGCGCGGATTTACGGTATTCCGATGAACTTATCGGGCAAGATTTACTCGTCATTTAATAGAAAGATTCACGTTATTGATTGGGAGGGCGTACCTGAAGGTTCATGGAATTTATGGATGGTGTTAGATCCGCACGACAGGAAGCCCTGGGCAATAGGTTGGTACGCGATACATCAGACCGGGACCGTGTACCAAATCGACGAGTACCCGAACCGCGACTTTAATGAGATGACAGGTGATGATAAGACTTACGGCGATTATGTCGATCTTATCAAGCAAAAGGAAGAAGGGTTAAAGGAGATTTTCGGGGTTGGAATAAGCAAGCGAATACTAGATCCGAACTTCGGTAACAAAACGGTGCAGTTAGCTGAGAGGCAGGGAGGGCAGAGTAAGACAACACCTAAGAAGGAACTCGAAAAACGGGGATTAAGGTTTACTGATGGGATAGATGCACTTGAAGCAGGTCACTTAAAAGTGCGGGAGTTTTTGAAGTGGGAGGAGAAGGATGGAGAGATTATTTATCAACCCCGGTTTTTTATTCTTAGTCATTGTCACAATAGCATTACTCATCTGTCACGATACTCACGGAAGGACATTATAACTTCAGATGGTGATGTAAAAGACGATGTTAAGCCGAGAGAAAAATATAAGGATTTCTGCGATTTGGCAAGGTATCTCGCGATGGCAAATCCTAGATATATTATCCAAACAGAATTTAATCCAGAAACAAAGAGGGTTTACTAATGGAAGAAAACTTATTACCCAAGACACCTGAAGAATTAAAAGCTGAAAAGATCGCAGCGTTCAATACTAACCCAGACACGTTTATTGCGCTAGAAGACGTTATTCTTGGCGCTTTACGTGGTCCTAGCGGGATCATGATTTGTGTGGGAAGGACCAATAGGTCAACGCTCGAGATTGCGTTATCACGGGTCAATTTCAGGGCATTTCAGACGTTTATAGGCATGGATATCGCAAGCCAAGAAGAAGCTAAGAACATTCTCATTCCTGGTGGAAATGGCAAGCATGGGATATTTGATTTTGTAAGAGGGAGGAAAAAGTAATGTCACCCTTCAAAAGTCGTAAACAACAAAAATGGATGTTTGCAAATAAGCCCAAGATGGCGAAAAAATGGGCGGATGAAACGCCGAACATAAAATACCTACCTGAACAGGTAAAGAAGAAAAAGAAACGGCACATGAGGTTTGTGTAATGGACAAAATCAGATCAGAAACGAATGTCCCAGATAAGCAAGAATCTAATCCATTAAACCCTATGGATAAAGCAGTTGAACGTATCGGCCCGGATATTGAGACAGATAAGTTCAGCGAAGAAGAGCAGCGTGAAATAGTGAGAATGGTAAAGCTCGATGCAGAGAACGACATTAAGAACCGTGATAATTGGCTTCAGCAACGAGTATCAGACCTCAAGCATTACAACAACGAGAAGCCGTCGATCCTTGAGAATTTAGATAAAGAGGATTGGCAATCAGACCGCAACTTAGGGATGTGTCCAGCAACGTGCGATATTTATCAAGCGACGCTCAAGGCAACGTGCTGGAACCCTGAGACTATCCATTTCAGATCAAACGAATCAAACGACGTTGATCATAAATCTGATCTCGAGACGTTTACTAAATGGGCAGTAGGTAAGAACGAGTGTAACCTTGAGCCAGAAGTAGACGATTTTATTAATAATCGCGTTACCCAGGGCTTTAGTATTTTTAAAATATATTGGATGGTTTGGTACGAATGGATTGATCGCAGAATCCCGAAGTATGGTAAAGACGATAAAGTTTCTGGGTATGACGTTAAGACCGAGCATAAACGATTTGAACGCGGAGTAATGGAAAACGTCGCTAATCTCGACGACATATTAATTCCGAATTTCGGGAAGAATATTCAAGACCTCAATCATATCATTCAGGTTTTACATTTAACGGGAGAAGACCTTTTAGATTATTCAGACAGGAACATTTTCACGAACTTAACGAAAGAAACGATTAGTAAACTCAAGAACGCTTGTTACGAACACAATCTCAATGTTTTAGGCAAAGAGAAAATGCAGCAGTTGGGAGTCAATAGTTCTGCGGAAATAACCTCGGCTGATTTAAGAGTGTTTCCAGTTGACGTTTTTGAATGGTATGGAACGTATAAGAAAGGCGGAAAGACTGAGAAGTTTAGGTTTCATGTTGAGCCAGCACTAGGAATATTCCTCGCGGGAAAACCGCTAAGAAAGATCACAAAGACCGGGAAGTACCCGTTTGCCGGTGGCGCGTTAATTCGTCGGCCAGGAACGATCTTGGGTAAGTCGTTACCGTCATTAATCTCGCCGATAGTCAACGCTTTGAATAATATTTATAACCAACGCAGCGATTTCCAGTATGTCGAAAACTGCCCGTTTGGTTTCTTTAAGCCAGATGAGAATTATACAAAGCAAGAATATAAGTTAAAACCTGGCGTACTTTATCCTTCAGACAATCCGAATGATATTAATATGCCGAATCTGGGAAGGTCGATGGCATGGGCGGACTTTGACATTCAGTTTCTTATTCAGATGCTAGAAAGATTAACTGGCGCAGCGTCGTTTTTTATGCAGAACGATTCTGGCGTTTCTGGGACAGCAACTAGAGACAGAATAATCAACGAGAAATCAGAGATTAAGTTTAGTTTGTGGGTAAGTCGGATTCTCTTGGACGTGGGGGAAGCATTGACGATGTTAGTCAATCTGTATCAAGACAATGCGCCAAGTGATTTAGGTGAACGCGTTATTGGCGAAGACGGGAAGAAACTATTTCCTAATCTCTCGGTAGAAACTATCCGTGGCGGGTACGACGCGTATTTAACTGAAGACATTATTGCCGGGTCTAAAGCGTACGAGAAACAGTTGGCGTTATGGGGGTTTGAGAACCTTAGTCAAACGATATGGATGGATCCTCGAATTAATCCGTTAGGCAGTTGGAATTTAGTGGCTGATACGTGGAAGAAGATGGGGCAGATGGATGTTGAGAGGTACTTGCCACCCAAGCCAGAAGCGCCAGTCGGGACGAGCAAAGAAGTTGAGAACGAGTTTATGAGAATGAAGCAAGGTGAAGTCGTTGAGCCTAGCGATAAAGACAATGTTATGGAGCATTTTGTTGGTCATACCAAGCAGAAAGAACGGTCCCACGAACTTGATCCTGAGTATAGACCTAATTTCGACCGGCATTTATTTGCGACGTTTATGCAGTACATGAAATTTATCCAGCAACAGCAGCAAGAGATGATTGCTGACAGACTGGCGATGAATATTATTCGTAACAAAGACGCGGGAATAAGTGACGAGGTCGAGCCTAATGGACCAAGAGTTGGAAATCCTGTTGGACCTAATCGAGTCCCCGGCATGGGTGTACCTCCGAACAGAGTCGGACAACCACCAATTGTTTCTCCAGGGCGAACTCAACCTATCCGTTGAGAGAAAAGACGATCGACGAGCTAGTGAAATGTTCGGTCGGTTTAAAGAGTCTCAGTGGATAGTTAATCATATCAAAGAACGGCTTGCTCTCTTGAAGGAACAAGCCAAAAAACAAGGAGGGTAATACTTCATGGTTACACACAAATCACTATCAAATCTCGCGCCAGTAGTCCCATTACCATACGCGCCAGAGAATAAGTTTTTATCGAAGGCTGAATTTGTTGAAAAGAACAGGAAACGGAAAGAGATCGAAGCAAAAGCAAAGGCTTACGCTGACGATTTAACGCGCCAAGCAGACGCGGAAGTAGTGTATAGACATACTCCAGAACCAGAACCGCCAATAAAAGCAGAGCCAGGATTACTAGACGAAGTAAAAAAGCCAGGGCGACCATCGAAAAAATACAAGGCCGCTTAAATATATAAACGGGTCTTAACGCCCACAATCGTTATGGAGGCAATATGGACTTACCAGTCTTAGAAAAAGAAAGATTATCTCCTGAGCAAATCGCAAAAAACGCGATGGCTAAATTAGCGGACGCTAAAAAAGCTGATGCTGAAAAGATTAAAGCTGATAAAGCCAGCCAGGTGGAAGAAAAGGCAGAACCAAAAGGCGCTGCTGACGCGGGCCTAACCGCAGAAGTAAAGACCGAAGAGAAGCAACCGGAACCTGTTCCTGAGAAGAAGGAAGAGGAACCGAAACTTAAAGCAGAAGACAAGGTCGGTAAACGTAAAGAAGAAGTCCAGCGTGAGATTGACGAACTTGTATCTAAGAAAAAGGCGCTTGAGAACGAGGTAGGCGATGTTTCTCAAGTCAAGAGAGAGTTAGCTGAACTAAGGACTAAGTTACAGCAACTCGAAAAGCCTAAGCAAACAGAAGACTTAACTGTTTTGCTAAAGAAATCCGAGCAAGAACGAATCACGAAGTATTTAACTGAGGATAAAGAAAAGCCGCGAGATCAGCGGAGAGAAATGGCAAAAGAGGATTTAGACGAATGGTATCTTGAAGATCCGACCAGCGCGACGGAATGGATAAATGAACGGTCGTTGCGACGGGGAGAAGAGAGGACTCAAGATAAACAAAAAGTCGTAGTCCAGGGGAAAGCAGAAGAGTTTCTCACGAACCAAGCTAGGTCAAGAGACAAACTTTTAGCTAAGTTCCCGCAGATTAATGTTGAGTCTCGAGCAAGAGAGTTGCAAGGACAAGGTAAATCTCCTCAAGAGATTCACCAGACTCTAATGAAAGAGAACCAGCATTATCGTCTTTGCCATGAAATAGCGACCTCAGATTCTAAATACTTAGAACGTGAAGACGGGCCGGAGTTAGTGATGTATGAAATTGAACGGCGATTAACTTCCGAAGGTAACGGAAAGAAAGTATATACCGCGGAAGAAGTTGAACGAATTAAATCTGAGGCGATTGAGTCTGAACGTAAACGGCTAGAAGGGTTAGACGTTGGGGTACGGTCAACTACAGGAGCTAAAGAATCGAGTAAACCATTAACCGATTTCGAGAAAAGACAACTCGAGATCGCTAAAAAGGCCGGAATGACAGAGGTACAGTTAAATAAGGTTAAAGAACGCAGGGCGTTAATTATGGGAGCAAATATTTTCGATGAGTCAAAGAACGGATAAGACAAAAGAATCTCATTATATTTGCGGCCAGTGCGGAGAAGAAGTGTATTACGTCATTGGCAAAAAAGAGCCAGATAAATGCCCTGAGTGCGGGTGGCGACATAAATCCCGCAAGAAGTATTCTGTTCCTTCTGAGGTTCGGCTAAGTTTAAAAAAATACTAGGGAGGATACAAATGAGATATAGACCGACAGGGTTTTTTCTGGACGGGCCAATCGAAAACAGTGGGCTGCTTTATCGCACCGCTGCTGCTGTCACTATCGTTAAAGGCGATGCGTTACATGACAACACGGCTGGCTTAGCTACCAATGGCACGACAGCGTTGGCAGCGACGTTCCTTGGAATTGCCGCCACAGATTGTGCAAGTGGCGGTACGGTTGCTATTATCCCGCCCTTACCGGATTATCGGTTTTGGGTGTGTAACGGAGTCGCGGGAACACAGTTAGCGACGACCGATATCGGAGAAATTGTCGATCTCGAAGAAGTCAATACCATCGATTGTACGGATACTTCTATCGTAGGTTGGGGTTTTCAAATCGACGAGATTGATATTTCGACTGAAGCGTTGGCTGGAGATGGAGAACTTGTAACGGCTGGCGGATTTGCCAAAGGCCATTTCGTGCTAAAAGGCGCAGCTTAATTTTAACAGGAGGTCTCAATGCGATATAGAAATCCAGGGTTTCATTTGGACAGTCCGCTAAAGTACGGGGTTATTTATCGTACAGCGGCATCAGTTACTATCGTAAAAGGAGACGCTTTGCATGATGATGGTTCTGGTTTGGCAACTAACGCGATAATCGAGCTTGCGGCAACATTTTTAGGTATTGCTGCGGCAGACTGCGCGGCCAGTGGGACAGTACCCATTATTCCACCTTCACCTGATTATTATTTCTGGGTAGTCAATAGTGGTTCAACGGTTCTCGCTACAAGCGACATTGGCGAAATTGTTGATCTTGAGGCGTGTAATACTATTGATTCTTCGGATGAGGATGTTGCTGGGTGGGGTTTCCAGATCGATGAAATTGACATTTCCGCAGAAGCTCTTGCTGCTGATAACGAAGCAGCGACGGCGGGTGGTTTTGCGAAAGGTCATTTTACGCTAAAGCGTACTTCATAAACGGGATAATTGTAATTCGTTTTTAACCAAGGAGGTTTTTAATGGCAACTTTAAGAGATACTGTGGCGCAGTTGTATACGCCAATTTATGATAATTTCATGCTTGAGAAATTCGCCGAAAATACAATGGTGATGCCGCAAGTCTATGAAATTGTCGAGGATAATACCATGAACTATAAGGTCGATGACCTTAGTGGTTTAGGTATGTGGGACGAGGTGGGAGAAGGAGAAGGCGGGAATTATGATGATCCGGTGTTAGGTTATCCTAAGACCTATACCCCCGTTAAGTCGATGAAAAAGTTTCAATGTTCGTTTGAAGCTCTCGACGATGACGAGTATGCACTTTTAAAGAAAGTGCCGTTGGCCGGAGAAATGGGTATTGGCGGACGGGCAAAAGTCGAGCAGGATGCCGCGAATGTTCTTAATGATGGATTCGCTACGGCAAGTCCTGACGGTCTTTACCTGTTCTATGATTCTCATTATAAGAACCGTGAAGAAACCAGCGTTACCTACGACAATTTATTGTCCGGCGCGTTTTCGCATGACAACTTGGAATCTGCTGAAACCCAAATTTCAGCGAATCTATTCACAATGTCAGGGATTCCGATTCCTATTACAGAAGATCCTGTTTTACTTTATCCTCCGGCATTACGAGGAACAGTAGCGAGGATTCTTTCTGATCGGGCAGTAGAAAGACCAGGGACAACTAACCGAGACATCAACCGATTCGCACAAGGTAAAGCATGGTCTTGGAACTATAAACCAGTTGAATGGATTTATCTCAGTTCTGCTCTAGGCGGATCGCAAACAGCTTGGTTTATTGTATTCAAGAACTTGGGTTACTTTAAATTCGTTTGGAGACAACGCCCGCATTTCGTTTCTTGGGTCGATGAAGAGAACGAGTATTACAAGTATAAGGGCCGACTTCGAGCTACTTGTGGTTGCGATAATTGGCGAGGAAGTTTTGCGTCAACCGGAGCATAGAATTAGGGCAAATTAAGAGGGCGGGAATTTCTCGCCCTCTAACTTAACAGGAGGGATTTAATGAAAAAACTGTTGATGTTACTTGCCCTATTAGCTCTGTTTTTCAATGTTAGTGGGGCATTTGCAGCAGACGGGGACGAGTTATCAACAACGAGTTTCCGCGTAAATAGTGATGGTCAAGTCATACAGAAAGCACTCTACGAGGTAATGACAACTAACGACACCGTTACTGCGGGAGAAACAGGAAAGACGTTTTTTCTGAATTATAACACCGGGGTTGGTTCTGCCACTTCGGGATTAATTCAGATGACACTTCCGACAGCGGCAGCAGGGTTGACCTATACGTTCACTACAATATATGGAAATACTAGGAATAAATCATTAATTCGAGCAGCGTCAACCGATACGTTTGATGGTAATTGCGTAACGGCAGCGACAACAACTACGTTTGCCGCCGGCGATGATCTTATTAGCGCTGGGGCAACGGGAGATACAGTTACGCTTATTGGCGCATCTACGAAATGGTATTGCACGAATAGAACCGGAACTTGGGCGGATGCTAACACTTCATACTAATTATGCTCAATTTATTAAAAATAGGGTTAGTTATTATCCCTTTTTATGAGCTAATTGTACGATGCTTTCCTTCTGCTTATGTTCTTGCTGTTGATACAAGGGGGCCAAAACTCGCGTTATCTTTATTAGTAGCCGCGGGAATAGGCGTTATTTCTTTGTATCAAGGAAAGATCAAGAAGTTCTCAAATAAGGGGATATTAGCGTTTATTGTCTACGCGTTTATGTGTATGCAATTTGCGCCTAATGTCCCCTTGTTTATTAACGAGAACGATTCTTCTATGTTCTGGATGTGGAAACCAATGGTTATTATTTTAAGTTATGGATTTTTAATCCTAGCTATCGCTAATATCCAATTAAGCAAAAAAGATATCATTCAAGTTTTAAAAATAATGGCTGTCTGCGGTGCGGTCATGTCAGTATATATTTTCATTCAAAAGTTAGGGCTAGATCAGTTTTTCTTTCCTAAGACAGATCAGAGAGTTACCGGAGTAACTAATCAAGTTTTGGCTGGTAGCCTGGGCCAGCCGACAGTTGTATCTTCATTCCTAGCTATCGTTCTTCCGATTGCCTTGTGCGTTAATATGCCAGTATGCTCAATAACGATTGCCCTTGCTTTAATTTTAGCTAACAGTAAAGTCGCGTTAGTCTCGGCTGTAATGGGAGTTTTTTCCTACGCAATCCTGGCAAAATCAAAAATTTTGTTATTAATTCTCACACTTATATTTTTGGGTTCGATGGTGTTCATGTCTACCCATTTAACCAAGCTGAAATCCGAATGGGACGATAACGGAAGAATTGGTCAATGGAAACATATTATGATTTTCTGGAAGACTCCACTAAAAATTAATGGCGTGCAGTCAATGCACACGATTACTGGGTTCGGTCCGGGCAGCTATGAATATTTATACCCTATTTCCAGAAGCAGCGCGTTTTATCATCCGCACAACGAGTACATTTACATTTTATTTAATTTCGGGATTATCGGGTTAGGCATAATTTTATATTCTATTTTCCAGATGATGAAAATTTACTGGCAAAGCAAACGTCATGTTCTGGCAAAGGGTATTTTATCAGGGTTCATTACCGCCTTAGTATGTTCGCTAGGAACTTTTATTCTTGGTCTTGGCACGCATTCAATTTATTTAGCGACAATCGTTGGGCTATTACACAACAATACTTTCCTACAAGGAGGATCAGATGATTCGTAAATTATGGCTGGTATTAATGATTTTAGGATGCGCGACGTTATCCTTCGCTAGTCTAAGAGTCGAAACGGCGGCAGATTCGGTTTCCGCGTCGCTAACAACTCCGGCATACACCACTTCATTCCCGATTATGAGCAGTGGGTCATCGTCATATATCGGAGCTATGTATAAGTCCGATGTAGCGACGGGAGATACTGTTATTTATTTTCAGCAAAGTTTTCAGAGGCCTACGACAGAAAACGCTGCGGATGACACGTATGTTAATACCGAAGGGCCGTGGACAGTTAATGACGGGGCATGGCACCAGGCGACAATAGATTCTGTGGTTATGCCTTACGGACGATTTTTAATTAAAGGCAGCAGTTCTAACCCGAGGACAACAACAATAGACATTAAAGTAAGCAAGGAGTAATCCTATGAAAACTGCATATTTTTTAAGTAAAGATACAACGACAAGTCAGAACTTAGCGCTTGCTGCGTTGAGTTATACGACTTCATGGGGTAGGGCGAGAAAAATCGAAAGTGTAGCGATCCATTTTTCCGTACCGGTTTCAGAAACGATAACGATAACGCTGGATTCTGTTAATGGCGCGAATTACGACGTTGTACTTGATGAGTTTACTATGGTAGCGCAACAGGACTATGTTTTTCGCCCGCAAGGGGAATTGAATGTTCACGCTGGAGATAATATTAAAACAGAGTGTACCCAAGCTAATCTTACGGGTGTTGCTTATGTAACAATTAAAAGCAGTGAAATTTAGGAGGAGACAATGATTGATTTAAAACAGATTCAGCAAGAGGCGATAGACGCTAAGAAACGCCGAGATCAATATAATCTTGAGGCGGATAAGGCATTTAAAGAAAAAATGGAATATTTGGATTCTATCGGAGCATTAAAGAATGAACAGGCAAAACAGGAACTTGCGTTAGATGATCTTTCTGATAAATCCGATATTCTTAAAGGTGAGGTATCTAAACGCCGGGGCGAACTGCAAGATATTTCTGTAAAGATTGAAAAGGTTATTATGGAAGGCGATAAGAGAAAAGCTGAAATTATCGTATTAGAAGAAGAGGACAAAAAGCGGAAAGCTGAAATAAACAAGATGCAGCAGGAATTAAAGGCAAAAGAATCTAATCTTTCCGTATTGGGATTAGAATTGCAGAAATCAATTAAAGAGAATCAGGACGCTATGGCTGAATCTATTCGTTCAACGGAACAGAATGAATCAATAAAAATCGAACTCTTAAAAGTCCAAGATGAATTCCGCCAGAAAATCCAGGTTGCTGAAAAATCCGAAGAGAAAAGCCGAGAGGCTGAAATAGCTTTAAGAGAGCAGATCATGGAAAAACAACTTATGACGCAGAAGTTAGAAGAGCAGTTAGTCAAGTCACGCGATATGAACGTTGAGTTGTTTAAGAAAAAAAGCGAGTATGAAAACTTAAAAGAGGAATATGTAAGTAAACTTGCTGAATTAACGCAGAAAGAGATTGGGTTATTGCGAGGATTCAGCGATTTAAAAATCGAAGAAAACAAACTCAAAATCAGAAAACTTCGTCTGGATAAGATTGTAAGGGATAACAAGGTTAATGATGAATTAGAAAAGTTAGAGGCTGGTCAATGAAAAGATTTTTATTTATAGTGTTGATTTTGGTATTGCCGACTATTGGTAATGCAGATAGCCAAATCACGATTGACGGCAAGAGATCCGAAGGACATATCATTGAGGACAACGGGGTTCCTATGGAACAACGGCTATATCTCGATTTTACGAATAATATGAATTGTACTGACGGAACTGATGCGACAGAGTGCGGGGTATCTGGAAGTCCCGATTTTTCAGGAACAATTACCGTAGGGTCAACTATTTACGTTGACAATATCGCTACCGAAGATTCAGTAGAAATCACAATCCACGATCCGGTAGTTATGGAGGATAGCCTTGATGTTGATCATATTAACGAATATACATTAGGTCATGGGGTAGCCGTAGGATCAACGGTTTATATTGCCACAGGTTCAACACTATATACCGATTCAATCAGTCCAAAAACAACGGGGGGAGTAGTCGCCTTTGGTTCTTCCGCCTCATTTTTGGGTGATGGGAGTCCTAGCCAGTTTACTACGGGGATAAGTAATTATGCGAATGAAACGGTGGCGGGGTATATTTCAGCAGGGAGTAGTGTATTCACGCCTAAAGAAGTTATAGGGAATCCTACTCAGCCGAACAGTTTCAAGACCAATATTTTTACAGATAGCGGAGGATTGGGGAATACTTGGATAACCAATTCAGGAAGTGGGTTAATAGGGTTAGGGTCAAGTAAGGCAGGGGGGAATCAGGAGAATATTACGCTAAATTTTGAAACCAGTAATGAATTAAAAATTTCATCATTATCAGGAATTACTTATTCATATTTTAATGGCTTAGATATTTTATTAGATGATGACAAATCTATTCTTTTTGGAAATTACGGAGGAACAACAGACGCAACATTATCTTGGGAAACAACAGGAAACGATAACTTACAGCTATTATTAGTAACTGGCTCTGCAACAGATTCTGGATATTTCTCTATAATTGAAAGAGCTGATGTAAATTCCGCCAACCGCTCCCCCCTAACCACAACAGCCCATCCTACAATGAGATGGTATTCTTCTAACGCCCTCAACCCTCTTTCCTACGGTGAAATTTACCATGACGACAACAGGTTTCAAATAGCGTCAGGTTCGACTTCAATACAGTTTCAAGTAGCTACGGGGTCAAGTATGGTATTAGACCAAGCAGGGCTTAATGTAAACAGAGTAAAAGTTACAACTTCAACAACTCCAAACACAGTAGCAAATACCTTATGGACAGATGGAGTTCATGTATTTTTCAATTTAGCAACGGGGACAAGCAAGCAATTAGATTAGTTAAACGAATAGGAGGAGATAATGAAATATTTAAAAGAATTTTTTCTCAATCCATGTCTTTCAGTATTTTGTTGTATTTTAGCAATCGGTATTCCAGCACTTGCTCAGGTCTACGAAAAGTCAGGAACCTCTTTAAAAGTCACTCGCCAAGTTGAGGAGAGTTACGCCTACTCCGACATGGTTCTAAAAGTCCAAGACTTAAAGGACATGAAGGGTGAAGTTACTTCAAGGTATAACGCCGAGATTGCCAGACTAGACGAGGAAATAGCGAAGTACCAGGTCATGATTGCGGAAGCAGAGAAACTCGGAATAGATAAACCAGAGGAGAAGCCAATTGAGCCGTAGATTATTACTAATTCTTTTCTTTCTTTTTCCGCAAGTCTGTTTAGCTTCGCAGATGGGAAACGGGACGATTATCAACGGCCTTGCTTCGGATAAGCTGAATAGTCTAGTCAAAATGGGTGGGGCGACGTTTGTTAAAGACTACGAGTTACTTCCAGTAGGCGAGGTCACTCAAAGTCAGTTAGACGCCGATTTCGCTATGGGAAGTAAAGCAGCGACGTTTACCGCTGCCAGGAGTGCCTCTGCGCCAAGTACCTATGTAGATGCTAACGGAGTGGTACAGCTAGTCACCACAGCGAATACGGGAAGGATACGGGGGGGATATTACGATACGACAGGCTTCCATGCTCAGAAGGGGTTGATGATTGAGGCGGCGGGGACGAATTTAAAAACTTATAGCAATGCAGATTCTACTTGGGATACAAATGGTCCGGATATTAGAGATGGGGGAGACGTTAAAAGATACCGAGTGTATGTTGAAAGCGGAGCAGCTACGACTAATACAATATCAACTGATTCTGTTTATTCCAGGTCGATGAGTGTACAGATAACAAATGC